GGCAAGTTGGTGACAAATCTGGTCCAGGTAATACTCGGGCACCACGTTGTCATTCGCCATCTTCCAGAGGTCGGAACTGGCGCTGGACGGAACCTTGATCTCACATATCCTGGTGAGGTCGGAATTGCCCCAATCCAGAGAGCAGCCGTAGTCGCCCAATTCAATGACTACCGGATCGCCAATCTGTCCAGTAGTCGCCTCGTACCAAGAACGGGCAACAGGCTCGTATTCGTGACCGCGTTGCATGGCAGGGTTGACGCGGACGGTTTCAAGGCCGCGCTTGACCCTGGCCAATTGGATTGGCTTCTGCCAAGGGTTACGTCCCGTCACTATCGATGACTCACTGGCCATGCGCTTGGCTCTACGCCACTCTAGCCACGAAGACGAGCCTTGCGGAAAATTGATGATTGTTACCATTACGCTGCCGTCTTCATGTTGATGTCGGCGTCGTTGGCGACCTTCTTGAAGTGCTCGCCATGCACCTTCCAGAGATTCGCCTTATGGCCGCTCTTGACCATAGAATGGAACGACTTGAGTGCTGCCATGCCTTTGGTCGCTTCGTCTTCGTATTGCATGAAGAGCGCCTCGTACTCGGAATTGACGACTTCGTGAGTGGTTTTGTCTGCGTCGTTGTCCGCCTCTGTCGGAATTGCAAAAGCCTGGAACGCTGCGTACTTGAACGCGGCAGACATGGCTTTGTTAGTCGCCTTGTCCGCTGAATCCATTGCTTCTCCGAATGTTTTGATCGTGTGCATCGACCCGTCTTCGGACGAAACAAAGTCGAACTCAACCTCCACAGTGACGTAGAAGAGCGCGGTTCCCTTGGCGTTGGTACGCTCAACGCATTCTCTCTTCAGGACGCGAGGAAGGATGCACAGCCTATGTTTCGCCAGGAGCGGAGACAGCGCGTTGTACACGTCGTCAATGCCCCGGAACTTGTAACCCTGTTGGTCGTTCTTTCGGTCCTTTGATATGCCTTCCTTGGCTAGGTCGGCCTGGACATCATTAATCGACCGATAGACCAATTTTGAGGTGATCATGGATTCCCCCATCTTGACGGTTTCGTAAAACGGCTGATGACTCATTGCAACTCCTCGGTTCTTGCCACGCCTAGAATTCGACCCACTGCCTCCTTGATCGGGCGAGCGAATACCGGCGTACGCTCAACATCCTTCCGGTCTGTAATCCCGCAGTGCCACATCAACATGGACAAGTCATCCTCTGTCATCAATGGCGCTTGTGCGGCTCTTGCCAGCGCAACCAGCGTTCGCTGGTGCAGTTCTTCGTTCTGATTCATATCGCCCTCCAATAATTTGCCGTTGCCGTTTTCATCTTTCTGGCCTTTCCTTCTGCTTCCAGCCTTCTCAAGCTGTCATACACGCGCCCGTAGCTCATTCCTGCTACATTGCGCACGGCCTTTTCCGTCATTAGCTCGTGTTGCTTGAGCAGTTCAAGCAGCGTCTCATCACACGCAGCGGCCTCTTCCTTCTGCCGCTTGATCCGCTTTGAGTAAAACGGCTCTTCAGGCGGAATCGATGCGAGGTAATCGACATGCCGCCGAAGCGAATTCACTTGCTGAGTCCATTCGCTCACGATGCCCGCCTCATTTTCAATTGCCGTCCGTAAAACGTCGCATAGACGCACTCAACCCTGTCGGGGTACTGGACAACCACCGTGAGTTTCTCGTGCGCTTGTGGGGCGCATTTGGTGGCTTGCAGGGCCTTTTGATTCTCCTGCCCGACCTCCATGCCACCGGCGAACGCGGCGGCAGCGATTGAAGCGGCTACGATGATTTTGTCTATAAACATTCCAGTCGCCTCCTAAGATCAGCCTCTTCCAAAAGCCGCTCGAACTTGCTCACGTCCTGCCGTGCCACGCTCATCCATGTGTAGTTCTGCACCGATTCCGCAAGCGTCAGATCGAATCGGGCGAACCACATACACACGCGCCAAAAGGTCGTCATTCGCTCACCTTGGATGCGCCAGCGATGAACAGCAGGCCGACGTCGAGACAGAACAAGTAAATTCCGGCAAGCCAGATCATTTGACCAGTCCTTTTGCGATATGCTGGGCCTGCTCTTTGATGCACTCGATGAGCGCTTGCTGTGCCTCGAGCAACTCCAGCCCCGTCTTGGCCTTGGCAAGCAGGTTGATCGCCTCTACGGCATCGAGGCCCTCGCAGGAAATGAACACTTCGTATGGCGTCTCTTCGAGCAGGCTTCTGGCGCACTCGGCAATCGCGTCCGAGCGATCTTCGTCCTCGCGCTGCGCGCGCTCTTGCTGAGCGTAGTAACGCTTCAGGTCTGCGGATATTGCGCATTGCATTGCGATCTCCTTTGTCAATCCGGGGTGCCTCCCGGTAGCTGGCGTCTGTCCGTCATGTCAGGCCCTTGGGGGTCAGTCCAAGCCGCTACTCGCGCCGCGACTCAAGGCATCCTGCAAATCCTTTAGCCTTCGGTGATTGGCTTTGCTCATGCTGTCGGCGGTGCCAGGGAGCCGTCTTGCATTGCCACAGTGCCGTGAGGCTTTGCTTCAACGCTTGCGTCAGCGTTGGACGAATCTTAGCAGACTAAGAGCAAGAGCGCAAGGAAAATCTTACGCCAGTAAGACTATTGGACAAAAAAATCCCGGCAACCTTTCGGATGCCGGGCCTCTGGCGCTGTCTAGTTACCTACCAACTTGGTTTAGGCTGATGGTATCGGTATGGATTTGGCGTGGTGTAATTTGGCGGAGCAATCGGCTGATTGAATACAGGCGGCAGAGTTTTATTGTGCTTGACGGAAAATTCTTAGTCGGCTAAGATAAGTAAATGGACAACAATAAGATTATTGATGAGCTAGGCGGAACGTCTGAGGTTGCCAAGCTCTGTCTGGTTACAGCGGGGGCGGTTTCTCAATGGCGCACCGACGGAATCCCGCAAGCGCGTCTTATGTACCTGCGCGTAATCCGCCCTGAGGTATTCGAGAAAGTCAGGCATGGCGAGGCGCAAGAGCCCGCATGAGAAACCCCGCCCTGCGTCCAAAGAAATCCGACGAGCGCAAGGCGCTACGCGAGGCCATCAAGCAGGCCGTCGAAAGAATCCGACTGACTCCAGCAAAAGGCTCCGAAGGGCGGGCCGGGAGACGGTCTAAATGAGCAGCTCCTCCGGACGGCCCCCCCGTCCTTTGCCCACAGAACGCCGTGGGCTTTCTTTTTTCTGATTTTCGTATGCATGCGGAAATCATCAATTTTTTGCCCGCTCAGGGTTAGTCAACTCGGGTCTAAACGTATGACGAACCTGGCACTGCCAATGTCACGTCGGGCGCTTGAGGTAAAGCTGCTCAAGGAGATACTGATCGGGAGGGCGGCTTGAACTATTACCCGTTCCACATCGGCGACTACGTGAGCGCAACCAGGCACCTAAGCTGGGAAGAGGATGCCGCATATCGTCGCCTGCTTGACACCTATTACACGTCTGAAAAACCGCTGCCAAAAGACATAAGGGCCGTTTGCCGTCTTGTGCTGGCCACAACAGACAGCCAGCGCGAGGCTGTCAGCATTGTCCTTTCAGAGTTTTTCGTCGAGACGGAGGATGGCTGGATTAACAGCCGCGCCGACGCAGAAATTGCAGTGATGAAAGAGAAGCAACAAAAGCAGCGCGACAAGGCAAACAAGCGTTGGCATAAGCCAGAGACGGAACACGGCAATGCACCGGCAATGCCGCGGCATACAAATACCGATGCCGTGGCATCAAATATCAATGCTAATGCAATGCCACCAACACCAACACCAACACCAACACCAAAAGAAAAGCATTCCGAAGCTAAAGCTTCGGGCGGCAAGCCGCCGCCGATGTCGCCCGACGAAATCATTTTCGGCTATGGCATTCCGATGCTGACCAACGCCGGGGTTGCGGAAAAACACGCAAGGTCGTTTCTCGGCGGACTTCGGCGTGAGCATGGGGATGGCGCGGTCATAGACAGGCTGCGGGATTGCATGAGGGCTAAACCGCTACAGCCGCTCGAATGGCTGGCTGCGGCACTGCCGCCAAACGGCGGCAAGCGTGTAGGCAAGCACGCTCAACTCGAGTCGAGGAATGCGGTTGTCGTTGCCGACTGGCAGCCGCCAGAGCTAAGGGGGGTCGCGTGAATACGGATGATTTTGATGGTTTCCGCGAGTTGATGCGGGGGGTGCATGATTTTTACGGCAAGGATTTGTCAAGCTTTGCGCTTGACGTTTGGTGGAACGCCTTGAAGCAATATGACATTGGTGTCATCAGGCGTGCAATGTCAATGCATTGCACAAACCCGGATACCGGACAGTTTTGTCCGAAACCTGCTGACGTGGTTCGGATGGTGGGTGGCACAACCAAGGACGCGGCGCTGTTGGCATGGGTGAAGGTTCAGGAAGCAGTGAGCCGCGCAGGGAGTTATTGCAGCGTTTGCTTCGACGATCCCATCATAAATCGCGTGTTGCTCGACATGGGAGGATGGCCACAACACTGCTCGAAACGAGGCGACGAGCTTCCGTTTGTCGAGAGAAATTTCTGTGATAGATATCGCGCTTACAAAACCCATGGAAACTCGCATGGGCATCCTCCGTACCTTGTCGGGCTGTCAGAAGCGCAAAACGTTCAATCAGGACATAGATCAAGCCCGCCGGTTCTGATTGGCAACGCGGAAGCAGCGCGCAGGGTTTTGGTCGAAGGAAGCAAGTCGCCATTGCTTCAAATTTCAGCTTCAGAGCCAGTCATGCTGAAGCTGGCGCACTCAAGGGGTGCCCAATGATTTCGTGCATGGGCGGATTTTGTTCTAGCCGCGACAAGTGCGCGGACTATCACCGAGGCCAACAGCCGATCGTGGAACGTCTGTGCGGATTAGACGAGGAACCGGAAATTGCAGACAAGAGAATGGAAACGATTAAACAAACACACGATGACGAGCGGGCCGTGGTCAATATCAAAAGCCTACGTGGACGGATGCAGCCTGTACGTGATCTGGAAAGACGGAAGCCAAGGGCCATTGGCGTTCAAGAACGACTTTGAAGAAGCGAAGGAGTTTGTTGATGCAACTGAAAATAGAAGGGCATTGGATACAGTTGGTACATACCGTAAAAGTAATGCTGCAAGGAGACAAGCCGCCGAAGATTGAATTGTTGCCTGATTGGGCTATTCCTGGCGGCGGAATTGCGACATCAGGACAGGTGATGGATTGGGCCATGGCCAATGGCGTGGAGGTGAAAGCATGAAGCGCAAGCCGCAATGGTTGCAGGCATACGAACTCGTCAAGCGTGCTGGGCGTCGTGGCACGACGAATCGAGACTTGATGATGGCCGGGATCATGTACCCGTGGAAGCGACTCAGAGAGGCAGAGGAAAAGGGTCGTCGCGTGACTTGGGGCCAACGCTCTGTGGCAGGGATGCGCCCGATTACCTGCTATCACGCATGAGCAAGAGCCAGCGCGACAAAGGCGCATCGTTTGAGCGCGAAATCGCCGGGATGTTGTCAGACAGGCTCGGTTGCGTCGTCAAGCGTAACCTGTCGCAATCTCGGGGTGGCGAGCAGGAAGGCTCTGACATCACCTTGGGGCCATTCGCCATCGAGTGCAAGCGCAGGGCAAAACTGTCTGTCATGGAGTGGCTCGATCAGGCGCAGCGGGACGCAGGCGACAAGATTCCGCTCGTAGTGGCTCGGGCAGACGGACGCAGGGCAATCCTCATCATGGATTTCGAGCAAGCCATTCCGTTGATACAGGGTGAGTGTTGAATGGTTGCGCGTATAGATGTCAGGCGGTGTAAGGCAACAATGCCGAACTTCGACGCGCAGAAGGCTACGGTTTCAGAGATGCGCGAGTACGCCGGATGCGTTGATGCCCTGTACCCAAATGAGATTGGTGCTGATGCTACGATTGCGCTCAAGGTTCTGTTCGTGATTGCGCTGGCCGGAATGGTTGGTGGCGTGGTGTGGTCGAGGCTGCGCGAACAGTACGCTGGATGGAGTGGCCACATAACATGGGGAGTGGCGATGTTCTTCCTCGCGCCATTCGTTGCACTGTTCCCAGTCGGCGTGTTGTGCGGTATTTGGTGGCTTGCTCAGTAACGAGGCGCATCTGTGAGGCCAATGACCAAATCTAAACGCATATTCCGCCTGTCCAGCGACCAATCACGAAATTGGGCGACGCAAGCCATCAAGAACGCTCCACAAGGCTACATCGTGATCATCCAGGAGCCTAACCGCACGCTCGAGCAAAACGCGCTTCAATGGCCGATATTGCAAGCATTTGCCGAACAACTGGAATGGCCGGTGAATGGCTGCATGACGAAGCTGACTGACGAAGAGTGGAAAGACATCCTGACAGCGGCGTTTAGGCAGGAGCAGCCGCGATTGGCACAAGGGCTGCGTGGTGGAGTGGTGATGCTAGGCCAGCGCACGAGCAAGTTCGGCAAGCGCGAATTCTCGGATTGGGCGGATTTTCTTTTTGCCGTGGCAGCAGAAAAGGGCGTCCGAGTTTACGAAGAAGCGACATGAAACCTCACCTAACCCGAGTCGCAGAGTACGGACAAGAAAACGGCTGTGCGGTATGTGGCGAGCCGTATGCTCATCTGCACCATGTTCTTGAGGACAGGACGCCGGGACGGAGGTCGTCGGACATGCTCACGATCCCGTTATGCCTCGAGTGCCATGTGCTCAAAGACGGCATTCATGGAACCAGAAAACGCTGGAAGTTGCGGAATATAGACGAAATGAAGGCACTGGCAAAAACACTAGAGGGGGTGTTTTATGGCTCTGCGTGAGCATCTTGATGATGAAGGGGATTGGGTGACGGCAGATGCTAAACAGATCGCAGGCAGTCACTATATCGACATGGGCATAAGCCCTTGGGAGGTCATCGACACTTGGCCTCTAGAGCAACGGATCGGAGCTTATCGGGCCGGCGCGCTGAAGTACATCCTGCGCATGGGATCGAAAGACGAAGAGGCGCAAGAGATCAGGAAGGCGGCGCACTACTGCGAGAAGTTGGCGGAAGTGCTGGAGACAAACAAGTGACCTATAACCCCGACCTCTGGCGCACCGAGGAACTCCACAAATTCCGGGCGAAAGGGATGCTGTCAGGGCATGGGCAAGTTGTCATCGGTAACGCTGGACTGGCAGCCAAGTACAACCCGCTGCCGTCAATCCTCGAGTCACTGCTAGATCGGCCATGTTCTGAAAACTTGCAACTTGTCCGGTTCAGCCTTGCGACTCACTTCGTAAAGGTTGGCATCTGCCGGGGTCTGGATTCCGCTGATGTTGCGAACGATGTTATTGCATGGTTTCTCGATCCTCATTGTCACGCCTGCCACGGAACAGGCGTCAAGAACAAAGAGCAGGAGACTTGTCAGATATGCGGCGGGGTAGCCAAGATTCCGGAATGGGAGCCAGCAAGGAAAGGATGCGCCGAGGTTGGCAACTTATTCGCTTGGCGAGAAGTGCAGTTGCGAAAAAGAAACATAGCATGACGCGGGCATTGACAGGCATGGTAATGTAAAAGTATGGAGTAATGTATTCGCATGGCGATTGAGCGCGGAATCAGCATAGGTGGCCGTTGTGACTACACGACGGTAATCGACTGGCCAGTCCACAACTAGCTCCGGCAGGACTGCGGCATCTGACAGGTCGGGAGCCTGAAACCTTATAGCGGGGTTGAGCCGCATTTATTAACTCTCGGACAATCTACGGAACCCGAAATGGCTAATGCAGGCAGCTTTAAGAAAGGCGAGAAAAGGGAAAGGCAGGGGAAGCGCGGCCCGAACAAGGAAAACAAGGCGTTGCGCGAAATGATCTTGCAAGCCCTGACAGATCAGCCGGGTGGCGGCATCGAATACCTGAAGGCTCAAGCTGCGACAAACCCTAACGCCTTTATGACCCTGCTTGGCAAGGTGTTGCCAACAACATTGGCCAATGATCCTAATTGCCCGTTACCTCCGACCGTGATTCATGTCCACGGAGCTTAATGTCAGTTTCCCCAAGAAACTCATACCAGCTCTGTTTGAAGGCAAGTATGCCTACCGTGTCTTTATGGGGGGGCGTGGAAGCGGAAAGTCCTGGGGGATAGCCCGATCCTTATTGCTACTGGCGTATCAAACTCCACTCCGGGTGCTCTGTACCCGTGAAGTGCAAAAGCGGATCGAGGACTCGGTGCATCGCCTGTTGTGCGATCAAATCGAACTGCTTGGCCTGTCTGCTCACTACGAAATTACTCGCGACCAGATACGCGGCAAGAATGGCAGCCTGTTCCTGTTCTCTGGCCTGAGTGACCAGACGGCCGATGGCTTAAAGAGTATGGAAGGCGTGGATCGGGTGTGGGTGGAAGAAGCCCAATCCGTGAGCGACCAAAGTTGGAAGATTCTCATTCCTACCATTCGTAAGCCTGAGTCTGAGATATGGATCAGCTTCAACCCGCAGCTAGAGAGTGACCCGACCTATCAGCGGTTCGTGAAGAACCCGCACCCCTCTAGCATCATCTGCGAAATCAATTACGACGAAAACCCGTTCTTCAACCAGAAGCAGAATGCGGACAGGCTGCATGACAAAGAAACCATGCGAGCCGAGGAATATGAGCACATTTGGGAAGGCAAGTGCAAGCCAGCGGTAGAGGGTGCCATCTTCTTCGACCAGATCGCCAAGGCCGAATCCGCTGGACGGATCAAGACCGTTCCGCACGATGGGCAGTTAAAGACCCATATCGTCTTTGACCTTGGATTCAGCGATTCCATGTCGATCGCCCTGGTGCAGAAGGTTTCCGGGGAAGTTCGAGTGATCCACTACATCGAAGGCACTCAGAGGACGCTGGCAGATTACAACGCCGAGTTAAGAGCCTTGAGGCTGGATGATCAGCCGATGAATTGGGGAAGCTGCTATCTGCCCCATGATGGCTTCCAGACTCGGCACCAGACGGGCAAGTGCGATGCGGACGTAATGACCGGGTTTGGCTGGAGCGTTCAGCCGATCCCGAATCAGAGCATTGATTCAGGCATCAACCGGGCGCGAGAGGTATTCCCGCGCGTCTATTTTCATGAGGCCCGAGCCGCGAGGTTGGTCGAATGTCTCAAGCGGTATCGATGGAACATCAGTGCTAAGACAGGGCAAGCCATTGCCCCGCTGCATGATGAATTTAGTCATGGTGGTGATTGCTTTCGCTACCTCGCATTGGTTGAGGATCAGATGAGCAATGACGAATGGGGCGGGAAGTTGAATTACCCGAGGCTTTCATGCGCTTGAGTCCTTACACGATAGATACGGACGAATGGGTAATGGAAACACCCTACGGCCCGATGAGGCATGTATCAGGGAAAACGTATCAACAGTTACTTTCTGATGGCGAAGAAAGCCGCAAGACGATCACTAATAAGCCTCGTCGTGATGACGACGCAATCCTTCTAGGAACAACATGGCAAAAGCACTTACAGACATTGAGCTGACTGCGCTTGTTGATGGTGAACTGCGGCAATCCATCGGGTATTTCGGTGGTCGGCTCGCCAACATGCGGCAGCAGGCGTTGGTTTATTACGAGGGTCTGCCGAAGGGCGATCTTGCGCCTCCCGAGATTGAAGGACGCTCATCTGTCATCGCCACAGAGGTTCGCAACGTCATCGAATCCATGCTTCCCGAGCTTATGGCGAAGTTCTCTAGCTCGGAACGTGTGGTGGAACTGGAAGAAACCAAGCCACAGGACGAGCAAGCCGCAAAGAATGCGTCCGAGTATCTGAATTACGTTTTCTACAAGAAGAACAACGGCCATCGGATCCTCGAGACTGCCTTCAAGGATGCGCTCATTTCCAAATCTGGCATCGTCAAATGCTGGTGGGACACGCGGACGGAAGAGTCCAAGGAGGATTACCGAGGCCTGACGGATGTCGAGCTTTCGGAAATCCTCGATGACGAGGAAGTCGAGCCGATTGCCCATGAGTCATATCCGGACGAAGAGGCAGAAGAGCAGAAGGCGCAAGCCCTCCAGCAAGCTCAGGCCCAATTCGCGCAGGTTCAAGGCAATCCGCAAGCCATGATGCAGATGATCCAGAGGATAGAGGCGCAACCCATTCCGAGCCTGCATAACGTCACGGTCAAGCGCACGAAGAAGGGCGGCAAGATTGCCATGGAGGCGGTGCCTCCCGAGGAATTTCTTGTTTCGCGAAAAGCGAAGAGCCTGGAAGATGCGCCATTCGTGGCCCATCGGATCGTCAGAACACAGTCTGAACTCAAGAGCATGGGCTACAAGGATGTGGACAACATCACATCCGAAGAAAGCTCTTCCATGCTTTCCATGGAGCGTGTTGAGCGGCTGACGTGGGACGATGATATGTCCTACCTCACGCAAACCGACCTGCCAAGCTACGATCCCTCGCAACGCCTGATCGTGCTGTATGAATGCTATCTGCGGGTTGACGTGGATGGCGACGGCATTGCCGAACTGAGGAAGATCACCAAGGCCGGGAATCAGATTCTCGACAACGAGGAAGTGGACGCCATACCATTTGTGGTATTCCGCCCGATCCTAATGCCGCATCGGTTCTTCGGGTTGTCGGTGGCTGATCTGGCGATTGAGCCACAACGAGTCAAGACCAGCATTCTTCGCTCCATGCTCGACAACCTGTATCTACAGGTCAACGGGCGTTACTACGCGGTAGAGGGCCAGGTCAATCTTGACGACCTCTTGACCTCTAGGCCTGGTGGCGTGGTCAGGATGAAGCAAGTAGGCATGGCCGGTCGATTGGATCAATCCTCCGCCGATCTGGCTGACTCCATGCAGATGTTGCAGTACATGCAGGGATTCACGGAAGAGGCTACGGGCTGGAACCGTGTGGCGAATGCTGCCGATAACCCCGACTCTCTGAACGAAACGGCAACGAAAGCGAACATCGTCGCCAACAAAGCCCAAATGCGGCTTGACCTGATCGCCCGGAACTTCGCGGAAGGTCTGGTGGATTTGTTCAAACTGATGTTGAAGTACCTCACGCAGCATCAGGACGCCATCGAAGATGTCAAGCTCGGTGGCCGGTGGGTCAAGCTCGATCCAAGGGAATGGCGCAACCAGTTCCAGTTCAATATCAACGTGGGATTGGGTACCGGCTCCAAGGATCAGCAAGTCCAACACCTTTCCATGCTGATTCAGCATCAGGGACAGCAGTTGGCGGCTGGGTTGCCCACGGTCACGCCAGCGAACATCTATCAGTCCTCCAAGAAGCTCACGGAAGCATTGGGTTACAAGAATGCGGATGCGTTCTTCGTTGATCCTGCCCAACAACCGCCAAGACCGCAGCAGCCGAATCCAGAGCTGATCAAGATTCAGGCGCAACAGCAGGCCGATCAAGCCAAGTTGCAACTCGATGCGCAGAAGCATCAGGCGGAGATTCAGGCCGACATGCAGCTAGAGCAGTTCCGGCAACAAGTACAGGCGGAACAGGTCGCGCAACAGAATCAGTTGCAAGCGCAGCGTGAGGCCATGCAAGCCAGGCTCACGCAGGAAATCGAGACGATGAAGGCGCAACAGCAGATGGCGCTTGAACAATACAAGATCGAGCAGCAAACACAGGCGTCTTTGGCAATCGAAAAGCTCAAGGCCGAAACCGCCGTGGTAGTGGCCCAAATGAACGCACAGAAGGGCGTAGAGGGTGCGCCAATGGCAGACACCACCAATGCTCTTGCTGCTGCGCTACAGGGCTTCCAGGCGGCGCTAGAGCAGATGCGTGCGCCTAGAACAATCGTTCGCGGTGCAGATGGCCGCGCAGTTGGTATTCAATAGGAGATAACCAGATGGCTAGTGCCAATTTTACGAACCTGCCGCGCCATCTGGCGAAGGCGGACATTGATTTCGATACATCAACCTTCAAGGTGCTACTGGTTTCATCGGTGCCATCTGAAACCAACCTTGACTCTTGGGTGTATCGCTCTGACGTAACAAACGAGATTACCGGCACGGGTTATTCCGCTGGCGGTATTTCTCAAGCCTTCACGCTGGACGCGGTGGATACCACGAACAATCGTCAGTCTGTGACCTGGACGAACATCACGAACGGCTGGACGAGTGCGACATTCTCCGCTGTTGGCGCGATCATCTACCAAAACGTCGGTTCTGCTGCTACGGATCGCCTGTTGCACTTCGTTGATTTCGGCGGCACGGTTTCCTGTACTTCCGGCAACTTCTCTATCACCTATTCCACTCCGTTCTATATCAACCGCTAATGCTGACCGACACTCAAAAGCAAACCCTGGCCAATGCGCTGCGGGCTGAAACCAATCAAACCGTAGTGGATGCGCT